AGGAAATATTAAGTACGATACAGGGCAAATACAAGATCATTTATAATAAAATTTTCGTTCTTTATTCAAAGAGCCAAGATGAATATATCTGTACATATAACGTAGAATTCGGAAACGTTTCTAATTTCTTAGAAAATACTATTCTAGTTCATAGAAAAAAAGAATCAAATACCCTATACACAATCAATTCACTAAATCGTCTAATTGAATCTCTAAACGGAGGAGTATTAGATACAAACTTCAGAGTTGAATGGAATGACTATCAAAACTGTATACTTTTAACAAAAGGAGCAGAACTAAAAAGAGTCAATACAAAATTATTTAGAATATTAGAATTATAGTTGGAATAACCAATTATTTTTCTTATCTTATATAAATAAAAGTTTTAATTAAAAATCAGTTACATTATGGATTTAAACGCAATTAAATCAAAGTTAGCCGCTTTAAATAGTGGTGGAAATCAGGACCGTGAGAAAGTAGACTTCGACAAGATCTATTGGAGACCGGCAAACGGAAAATCGACTATTAGAATCGTACCTTCGGCATTCAATGCTGCAGATCCTTTTACAGAGTTGAAACTACACTATAACATAGGAAAATTCCCTATGATGTCTCTTTCAAACTACGGAAAACAAGATCCAATTGAAGAATTCGTAAAAGAATTAAGAAAGACTTCTGATAAAGACAACTGGTCATTATCAGGAAAGTTGTCTCCTAAATCTAGATTCTTTGCTCCTGTTGTTGTAAGAGGAGAAGAAGAAAAAGGAGTTCGTCTTTGGTCATTCGGAGTTAACATCTACAAAGCATTACTTGCTTTAGCAGAAGATGAAGACATTGGAGACTTTACAGATGTAATGAGTGGATGGGATATGGTTGTAGAAAATACACCAGCAGCAGGACCAGGTCAATTCCCAACTACTACGGTTCGTATCAAACCAAAACAAACAGTATTATCAGATGATGATAGTAAAGTAAACTCTTGGTTAAAAGATCAACCAAACGCTTTAGAAGTACAAACTCAGTACGACTACGAATACATCAAGAAAAAATTACAAGAGTACCTTAACCCAGGAGAAGAAATAGCTTCAGCAGCTCCAGTAGCAGCAGAATCAATTGCACCAGTATCTACTCCATCAGCAGTAGCTGAACCAACTGACTTAGATAGAGCTTTAGGAAGTAATAAGACAGACTTTACTTTAGAGACTGCAGTTGAGGGTAACAAAAGTACAGTAAATAAATTCGACGATTTATTCAACTAAGAAATGGCAGTTAAAAAAACAGCCCCTAAAACCGCTAGCGAGATAATCAAAGGCGGTTTCAGTCTTGATAATTTTAAAAAGAACAAAGGGTTTAGTAACTCTTCTGTAAAATTTAAAGAACAAGACTGGTTAAAAGTTTCAGATGCTTTCTCAGAAGTAACATCCCTTAAAGGAATTCCTATGGGACATATTACTCTTTTAAGAGGACATTCTGATACAGGTAAAACTACTCTATTACTAGAAGCAGCAGTAGAGGCACAAAAAAGACAAGTACTTCCGGTATTCATTATTACCGAGATGAAATGGTCATGGCCTCATGCTCAAATGATGGGTCTTCAAGTTGAAGAAGTTGTAGATGAGGAAACTGGAGAGATTGTTGATTATAAAGGATTTTTCTTATACGCAGATAGAGGTACTTTAAATACCATTGAAGATGTAGCAGTTTATATCCTAGACTTAATCGACGAACAAAAGAAAGGAAACCTTCCTTACGATTTATGTTTCTTTTGGGATTCAGTTGGATCAGTTCCATGTGAATTATCAGTAAGATCAAATAAGAATAATAACGAATGGAATGCAGGAGCAATGTCTACTCAATTTGGAAATAACGTAAATCAAAAGATTATGTTATCAAGAAAAGAAGCAAGCAAGTATACAAACACATTAGTGGCTGTAAATAAAGTTTGGACTGCAAAACCTGAACATCCAATGGGACAGCCTCGTTTAGAGAATAAAGGAGGAAAGACAATGTGGTATGACTCAACAGTCATTATTACCTTTGGAAACATTACAAACTCAGGAACAAGTAAAATCAAAGCCGTTACAAAAGGTAAAGAGTTTGAATTTGCTAAACGAACTAAAGTTCAGATAGAGAAGAACCACATTGATGGTATCCAATCAAGAGGAGCAATCATTATGACAAGTCATGGATTTATTGCCGACGATAAGAAAGCAATTGATAACTATAAAGATACTCATAAAGGATCTTGGGCTAATACTTTAGGGTCAACAGACTTTACAGTAACAATCGAAGCCGAAGTAGGAGAAGATGTAAGAACTGATATGGAAATGCTCGATGAGTAATTATTTAGATATCCTAAATAAAATCGAACAAAAACCAGACAGAAAACTAAACGACCATGTTTTGATTGTAGATAGTATGAATACCTTTATAAGGTCTTTTGCAATGCTACAGTCTATGAATCCCCAAGGCCATCACACCGGTGGTCTTGTTGGTTTTCTAAGGTCATTAGGTTTTCTAAATAGAACAATTGACCCTACTAGAATCATTTGCGTATTTGACGGACAGGCTTCCTCTTCAAGTAGAAAGAATATTGATCCTGAATACAAAGCAAATAGAAATATTAAGAGGATTACCAATTGGGAAATATTCGATGATAAAGATGATGAATTCCAGAGCATGACAATGCAAATGGGACGATTGGTTGAATACTTACAGTGCTTACCTCTAACTCTAATCTCTATTGATAAGATAGAAGCAGATGATACCATATCTTATCTAGCTCAGAAATTTGCAGCTAATAATAAAAAAGTAACAATTGTTTCTTCTGATAAAGATTTTTTACAGATAGTAGATGAAAATATAGAAGTTTATTCCCCTATCAAGAAAAAAACCTACGGAAAAAAAGAGGTACAGGAAGAAATAGGAATGATCCCTGAGAATTATTTAGTTATGAAAGCATTACTAGGTGATAACTCAGACAACCTTACAGGCATAAAAGGATTAGGACCTAAAACACTTTTAAAAGAATTTCCAGGCCTAGTAAAAGATCCTTTATTTGATTTAATCGATATTCATAAAATTTGTACAGAAAAATTACAGACTAAGAAAATATTTGCACAAATACTGTATGATTGGAATAAAGTAAAAACTAACTATGAATTGATGAATCTTTTACAGCCGAGGTTGGGAGATTACGAAATAGTTCATATATTAGATAAGATAAGAGAGCCAATACCTGCTCTACAGGTTGTTACTTTTTTAAAAATGTTAGAGGCAGATCAAATCGAAGCTCTAAACAAAAACGTTGAAGGATGGCTTGAAATTTTTAGACCGCTTTCAACATATCAAAAATAAGTTATAATAAAATAAGTTACATGACATCATTAGCAAAATTATCTTCCTACGGAAAAGGATTCCAATTAAAAGTATTGGGAGCATTACTAACAGACAAAAAATTCTTGCTTAACACAAGAGATTTACTACAACCAGATTATTTTGATTCAGATGCACATAAGTGGATCCTAGAAACTACTATCAAGTATTATGATAAGTATCATACTACAATTTCATTGGAAGCATTGAAAATTGAATTACAGAAAGTAGAGAATGATATCTTACAAGTAGCAGTTAAAGCAGAATTAAGAAACTGTTACGAAGCCACTCAAGAGGATCTAGCATACGTTGTAGAAGAATTTACTACCTTTGCCAAAAACCAAGAACTTAAAGCAGCATTACTAAACTCAGCAGACCTATTAAATCAAGGAGACTTTGATGGAATTAGAGGATTGATTGAAAGAGCTATGAGAGCTGGTATGGATAAGAATATGGGTCATGAATATAATAAGGATGTAGAGAGTCGTTATAGAGAAAACTACAGACCAACTATTCCAACACCTTGGCCGATTATGAATGAAACCATTGGAGGTGGTTGGGGCCCTGGCGATTTAATTATTATGTTTGGTAATCCTGGAGGAGGAAAGTCTTGGACGATGGTGGCAGCAGCAGCACATGCAGTACTAATGGGATTCAATGTAAACTTCTATACTCTAGAACTAGGAGAAGATTATGTAGGAAAACGTTTTGACTGTTACTTCACAGGACATGGAATTGAAGAAGTAAATAAACATAGAGGAGAGGTTGAGAAGATTGTAGGTAAATTAAAAGGAAAATTAATTGTAAAAGAGTATCCACCAAAAGGAGCTTCAATCAATACAATTAAATCTCACATCCAGAAATGTATCGATATGGATCACAAACCAGATATGGTTATTATTGATTATGT